TTAGATGGTCGCGTTTTAGGTAACTACCCACTGACAACGGCAGACAGCACAAACCTGGCGTGTAACGTGCCAAAGTTCAAAGTCAAATATCCGGAACTAACCCGGCAGATTCTTGAAGCAGATTACTGCCGCGGGCTATCCGAGGATGAAAGAAAAGCTGTGGTATTGCGTAATCGTTGCGCTGTTTTGAAAGGAGCCATAGAGGCCGTAAAGCCCCCGACAATTGAAGAATGGTTAAATAAAAAAGCCCCGTAAGGGGCTTTTCTTTACTCTGCTTTCGGCTTAACCTCGGCGGCTTTTGACACCGCCTGTTTACCGTCGGCATCGGTCACGACAGCCCAGTACTTCCCGGCCTCTGTAACTTTCAGCTTCTCGCCACCGTCAGGCACGTTAACGACCTGCTTGTCGTCTTTGTACCACTGCAAACGGTACGGCGCTTTACCGGCTTTTGGTGTTGCCGTGAGTGTGGTCGCGGTTGAACCGAGCTGTGCATCCTCTGGCTGCGTTGCAAAATACACGTCGCCTGCGTCTTCCAGGTACGGCACTTCGTAAACCATGCCGAAATAGCCAGAAGTCACAGCCAGACCGGTCTTGTCCGCAAACGGCATCGCATTAATCGGGTCGCCAAGAATACCTTCGTCGGACACATAAACAACATCGTCACCTGAGTGAGCCACACGTTTGTATTGAACGACGCGGCGCGCCGGAACATCAACTACAATGAAAAATCCAGACATAATTAATCCTCTACTGTTAACTTTCGAACTATACCATCATACAGTCTACCATCTATTGAGTCGCATAAATCTTTATACTGAAGCGCTAGGTTTAGTTTATACCGTAGCCACTGACGGTGCGCATCTTCTACGGTTTTATAGTAACCTAAAAATACCTTTTTGTTCTCTACGGGGTCGTGGCAATAAGTACCAAATAATTTATGCTGCTTATTGTAAGATGTCCCCGTTTTTAGGTCACATCCTCTTGCGAAGCGGTTCAGCCATTTTGGTATGAATACGCAATGTTCTGGGCCATAAATGGTGTTTCCCGGCTTAATAAGGTCTTTATCTAACTCCCACGTAGGAATAAATTTATCGTCATGGAACTTCTTGAAATCACTAAGATTAACCCAGGAATCAGATATAGAGCATCTTTCATACGACGGTTGCTTGGCGTGCACAATCGGGTTATAGCACCGGTTTAAGATGCGCGTCCACAGTTTATAATACTCAGGTTTTTGAGCGCCAATAGCGCCCTTAGCTAAATCATTGATACCTACGCCGCATACTAATCCCATATTTACCTCGTAAAAACCCCGCTGAGTTTGGTCGATGCCTGTAGCTAGGCATACCTCAGCGGGGTTCTATTCTGTGCTCATGTTTTCCAGTTCACCGACCAAAGCTAGCTGGCGTAGATATTATTTCATAGAGGCGAGATAATCGGCAACTTTTTTATCTGCGTCCGCCATTTCTTTAAGTGTCAACGGGCGACCGAAGCCGTCAACCGAAGCCACGCGGAACTCTTCCGGGCTGATGCCGGAGTTACGGAATATCTTTCCTCGCACCGGCCCTAAAGCCTCATCCTGGAACCATGCGGGCTGTTGCTTCAGGAAATCATAGTATGTCGTGCTGGCATCAATCTGCTGACCACCCTCCGCGCCTTTAGCCGCGCGCTTGGCTCCTTTATCGAGGAAATCGAAATCCGAGCTGATTACCGGTGCAGTCGTACTGCGGCAGTTAGGGTGCGCTGGCGGGAGAGGACCTTTCCCCAGCTCGTACTTCTGACCGTCACGGCTACGGCAAATTGTTGATGTGCGGCTGTCAAGTGTCGATACCCATTCGTATTTCTCTACGATGTCGCTGTTCTTCTTGTACGTCGTTTCGCGCGCCTGTGTAGATACGTGGTTAAGCGCGGTACGCACGACGGTTGCCGCGTTGCGCTGGCTGATGTCGGCCAGGCCACCAGTTCCAACGACTTCCTTCACAATCTGGCGCGTCGTCTTACCCTGCACGAAGCCCATCTTAACGCCGGTGACGAGGCGATTAATCTCGGTGTCACCCCATCCGGCCATCATGCCGAACAGGTCGGCGGGCTTATCATTCAGCGCCAGCGGATTCCACTTAGCGGCCGACCAGACCTGCTCTGGCGACGGCGTGACGAACTCGGCATCGACATTTGCAGTAAGCGTCTTCGTCGTCCAGTCGGCCTCATAGCCCGCCAGCGTCTGCAAGTCCTCTGTAAGCTTGTCCTGCCAGTTAACGGTTATGCCGTCCAGGATGTCTTCGAGGTCGCGCAGCAGCTTTTCCAGGTTCTGCCGTGTGCGGTTGTCGTCGCCGAACTGGAGCACCTGCTTGCGTACCTCGTCGCGCATCTGCTGGATGAACGGCGCAAGCTCGTTCACCTCATGCGACGCGTTACGCTGGAGCCAGACCTGGTGGCTGATGAAGCTCTCGATTAGGCTCATGCGTCCCCTATTGATTTAACGATGGGGTAGAAGAGCACCGCAACGATGATAGCTAGAATCAGAATCATACGCACCACCACATGTAAAGAGTGACCGCAACAGCGGCCACGATGAATATTTTAAACTCGGTTCTGGTCATTCACATTACCGTCGTTCTGTTGGTCAGGCTGGTTTGCATTGGCAGGGATATCTCCAGTTACCGTTGTCGCACTCGGCAGCGGCTGGTCGGCGATTGCGTCCATAATATCGCCATCCGTCCAGTCAGTCACGCCAGCTTTACGCAGAGCCGCGTAGTAGGCGGTTGCCGGGAGTAAGCCAGCGTTGATGTCGACAACCCACGCGGCGCGGTCCTGTGCGGTCATTGGCTGGAGGAAGAAGTCCATATTCAGCTTGAACTCAATTTCCACGCCTTCACGCAGGCCCATCATCGCCGCTACCCATTTCAGCGCATCGGTGTACGCCATGCTAACGTTGCGCGCGATGGTAGCCATAACAGAAGTATCCGCGCCGCGCTGTAGACGTGCGCTTTCTGCGGTAATCTGCTGCGTCGGCGTGATAAGCTGCGCACCAATCTGGATAGCCTGTGTCTCTTTGTCCAGCATGTTCTGCTTGGCTAGGTTGTTGGCTTCAGCCTGGATAAGTTTGGCGTCACCGCCGTAGCCACCATTATGCCCTGTGCGACTACCCATTTTAACACCATTAGGGTTGGCCTCTTTCCACGCGGCGTTACTCATATCCTGGCCTGGGAAGATGAACAGCGTCGGCTGACCTACGACGAAGCTGGATTCCTCATTGTCTGCGCTGTTGCGGAAGTGGCCGATGTTCAGTTCAGCCAGCGGCAGCAGAGGAGCATCGTCGACAGAGGCGTCGTTGTTGCTGGCCCCAATGAACGTGAACGGGATTTTACCTTCGAGCTGAGGCCCCAGGTTCGGGTAAATCGTTTCTACCGGCTCCGCGTCCCCGCCGGATGCCTTAAATTTGTACAGGCGCTGGCGATACTTGCTGTTTTCGTCCAGGTCAAGCACGCGATACTGCTCACCGTATTTCACGACAAACTCGTCGTCCGATTCGTAGTATTCCCAGACTTCACGCAGGACAATCATCACTACGCGGTTCACGGAGCCGAAGCGCTTCATGCGCCAGTTGATGATGTTCTCTGCGGTGTAGAATGCGATGACAGGGTTTAATAATCCTTCGTTCTGCTCGGCAGCCGTTGCTGCGGCCGTCTCCGGTGCGTCCACCAGCAACCCGCCACGCCCGACAGAATCAATCTCCATCAGCGTGTCCTGCGCATGCTGCCACAGACCTACGCCAGAACCGTCGCAGTTACGTTTCAGGTACTCCAGTTCAGGTGGGATAATCTGTTCCGGGTCTTTACGCATAACGCTGCCGACCATCCCTGATAATGTGCGCTTGGTGAAGTTGTAGCAAATAGCGCCCTGCTCATACTCCACCTGTCGTGCCTCTCCATAGGCTTTATCCGGCTCATTAAGGCCGACGTTGCGCAGGTAGCCGATAAGGTCGCCCGCAACAGCGTTACGCACCTTCTCCCATTTCTCGAAGTGGTAAAGCCACTCGCGGTGTTTTGTTCTTACGCTGTTGTCGTTGCTCATTGCAGGGCCTCAAAAGTGTAATCGTTGTCGTGCGGTACGTCATCGTGAACATAAACAAAACCGCCTTTGTCCAGCGGGTCGTCGCGGTCACTCACGATTAGCGGTTCACCTGTTTCTTCATCAATAAACGGTTCGATGTCGCGCTGGCAAAACGGGCAGTAATGTTTATTTTTCATAACGCCTCACAAGGCAAATTGAACTGGGATGTTAATCACAGGCTTAACAATCGGCATTTCGTAGGCGATTGGGTAGCGTCGTTCTGGTGGTCGTTGCCGCTGGATTTGTTCGGCTCGCCGTTCTTGTCGTAGGCCTGCTGCTCAAGACAGCGTGACGTGACCGGACAAGCCTGTTCGTTAACCATCAGCATACCAGATTCGAATGCTTTATTGACAGCGGCAACACGGTCCTTCACCGCCGGGTTTGTCGACTTAGCCCGAATCTCAAAGCCCGCTTGCTGCAATTGCGCGATATCCGAGGTAGACGCATTGTTGCTCTTGCGGTTCTTTCCGCTGGCGTCCGGGTACATAACGATATGATGCCCGTTGCGCTTCCAGCGCTCGCTAATGGCGCGGATAACGTCCGGTGTGTCGTACATCTCTTTCAGTTCGGCAACCGCGTGCCATACGTGGCCGCGTTGCACATAGACCGTTGAGGCCATCTGCCCGACGTTGAAGTCCTGGCCGATGTACAGCGTTTCACCGGGCTTAATCGTCTCTCGGCTGCTGTGGCGCTGCCGGTTGTATGCGTAGTACACGGTGCCAGATGTAAGGTTGGTGAACTCGCCGTTAATGTACGCTTCGATAAGTTGCGCCGGGTATGTTGCGCGCAGGGAGTCTACGTAGTCCTCGGGAAGGAACG